GAGGAAGACCCTCGACACCTCTGGCCGAATCTGTTTGAAATCATTAAGCACAAAAGACCCACTTACTGCATTATCGAAAATGTTAGTGGCTTCGTCAATGTGGCACTCGACTCGGTCTGCTTTGAGTTGGAGAGTGAAGGCTACTCCACAAGGTCGTTTGTACTTCCAGCTACTAGCGTCAACGCTCCCCACAGAAGAGACAGGATCTGGTGCATCGCCAAAAGGACATTGGAGCACACCAACTAGCTTTGACTCGACTAATATAAAAAATTACGAGAGGAAAAAAAGTAGTGGGGGACAGAAACCACCTCTATCCCAAGAGGTAATGATGTATCGCACTCCTACCACTATGGATGCAAAAGGAGATGCTTTAAAACACGCTACTAAACTTCTCCAGGGTAAAACTAAAAGATCTTCAGGAGAACAAGTACAGATAACTCTTGTAGATCAAGTAATGATGTTAGAGATTATAAATAATCCAGAACTCATGAAAGAGTTTGAAGATCATATTATAGTAGTAAGACCTAACCTACCCCCTCAAAATTGTTTTGTAGAATATCTGAGAGAACAGACTTCAGTAAAAGAGTTGTCTGATAATACTGATATTAAAAAGACAACTATTGAGCATTGGTTTAGGAAAGATAAAAGTGGATTCAGTCATCCTTCTATTGAAGATTGGGAAACTATTAAACCTCTTTTAGAAGATAAAGGTGCTCGTTTTGATGAGCAGATGACTACTATAGAAGAAGCTGAATGGGAACAAACTAAAGGGGAGTCTTTATGGCCTACCCCTAGAGCCACTACTCGTATGGCTTACTTTGAACAACCAAGCCCTTCAATGATTAAAGGTACTCATGGTTGGAATCTTAATGCAGCAGTTACAGACTCTGAATCAGAAAACCCTCATAGGCTTTGGCCTACCCCCACTCAGGACTCAGCTACTGAAAGAACAAAGAAGTATTCTCAAGGGGGAAAACCTTTAACAGTTGCTGTTCAAGAAGAAGAACAAAAGAGAATGTGGCCTACTCCTAGAGCAGCCATAGGGATGCACATGAAAATGTCTCAAGGATTATCGGATCTACAACATAAAAGATACCTAGAGACTGAAGTAGCACATGACCAAATAGAGGTAAAGAAACAACAACCAGGGGGTCATTTAAACTCGGATTGGGTTGAATGGCTTATGGGATATGGTCAAGGCTACACAGATTTAAACGATAACACAAAACAGACTTTAGAAAGTCATCAGGGTTTCTATGCAGAACCTGAGATTACTAGAGTTACACATAACCAAGAAGATAAAGTCAACAGATTAAAGTCTCTAGGGAACTCTATAGTTCCTCAGATTGCTTATAATCTTGGACTTGCAATTATAGAGGACTACGACAATGGCTAGTAAATTTACAGCAGAAAGTGGTCATTGGTATGCTCAAGATGGCGAACCAATGTATACACTTATAGGAAAGAATGGAAAGGAAAGAAATACAACACTAAGAGATGCAAGGAAAGAAGGGTTTGTACCTTCTGTAACTACTATTATAGGTATTGCAGCTAAACCTTCTTTAGAGAATTGGAAGATAGACCAAGCTCTAAACTCAGCCCTAACCTTACAACAAAGTCCTGGAGAAACTTTAGATCAGTTTACTTACAGATGTAAGCAAGACTCAAAAGAAATAGGAAGGAAAGCAGCCGAAAGAGGAACTGCTATTCATGCTATGATAGAGCAAGGGTTTCTAGGCGAATCTGATACTAAGCCTTACAGGGCTATAAAAGAATATTTAGATGAACACTTCCCAGGAGAAGAGTGGGTCGCAGAAGATTCTTTCTGTGCTCCTGATGGGTATGGTGGGAAAATAGATCTATATTCTAAGTCAGGGATATTCGTAGATTTTAAAACTAAAGATGGGTTAGAAGGTAAAGAGCCTTCTCGTTTAGTTTATGATGAACATGGTATGCAATTATCAGCGTATGCTGAAGGCTGTGGTTTCTCAGAACCTGAGAGGGTTTCTATCTTTGTAGATAGAGAAAAGACAGATCTAATTGCTTCTTATAAATGGGATAAAGAAACTCATACTAGACACCTAGCTATGTTCAATAGTCTTCTTGAATATTGGAAGCTAGTTAAAAAGTATGATCCTTCAGAATTTAATAACAAAAAAGAAGAGGAGTAATTATGGGACAGTTTAGTGGTCTTGTAGAAAAACATAGAAAGAAACTTGCTGCTGAAGAGTGGGCTAAAGGAGTTAAGACTGTTCATTGTCATAGGCTTAAATCCATGTGGTATGACACTCGCCCCCAAGATACTGATGAGCACCATGTTACTGACATTGAGTATAATGATGGTGTTGTAGAAAGAAGGCTTCATAATGGCGAGATTGTGCACTTTGGAGAAAAACTCTCTGGTGCTGATTTAGTTTATGAATACGACAGAAACACCAAATGAATAGAAGAAAGTTTGGGCCTAGACAACGAGCTATCGCTAAAGGCTACAGAAGTGGGCTTGAAGAAAAAGTTGGAGAACAACTTAAAAAGTTAAATGTAGATGCAGAATATGAATCCTTTAAAATTCCTTATACTGTCCCTGTTATTCATAGGACTTATACACCAGATTATTTACTCCCCAATGGGATTGTACTCGAACTTAAAGGACTATTTGTACTGGAAGATAGAAAGAAACATCTTCTTATAAAAGAACAATACCCTAATTTAGATATTCGTTTTGTCTTCAGTAATTCTAGGACAAAGCTAAGAAAAGGAGCGAAGTCTAATTATGGGGAGTGGTGCGAAAAACATGGTTTTACTTACGCAGACAAGGAAGTTCCAAACTCCTGGGTAAAAGAGAAATCAAAACTAAGATCCATTAACATAGTCGAGAGACTAAAACAGGAGCAAAAAAAATAATATGTCTGAATATAAAGATAAAAAAGATAATTCAGCCCAAATAACTTTATATCTTTTAGAAGATGGGGCTATTGACTGCCAAGTAGAGTGGTTCTTTCCTAATGATACTGCTGCTAGTGATATAGAAGTAGATACCCTGATTACACTAATACATGGGCTATCTGGGTATATGCACACTCGTTTTTATGAAGTGTTCCAGATGGGTAAAGCTATTGAAGCAGGGTTACAAATTAAAGAACAGATGCTGTCAAAAGATCTTTTCCCTGATGATCCACAGACTGAGATTGTGTTTACCCCAGACGAAGAATTTATAGAACAGATGGATAGTAAGCCAAAGGGCAAAGCTAAAATGAATGGCAAAACAAGTAACATCGTAGATATGGAAGAATTTGTAACTACAAAAAAAGACCCTAAAAAGTTTCATTAATAAGGAGAACCTATGGCAGAAGATAATAAAAAAGATTTAGAGCATTTCAAAATCTACGAGAGTAAAGAAAGTAGGAATCGTGAGATAGCACGATCAAGAACCCCTACTGCTCATTTTCCACCTTTTGATACTGTTCAAAAAGGAGACACTATAGATGAACAAATGAAAAAGGTTCAAGACTTTGGGGAAGAATTAGAGTCAGTTATGACTAAAGGAGTTTACCCAGGGGAAGAGTATAAAGAACATGACCCTGTTAATCATCCAAGCCACTATAATCAATTTGGAATTGAGTGTTTAGATGCAATAGAAGCATCAATGCCCCCTGTTGAGTTCAGAGGGTATCTAAAAGGGAACTGTCAGAAATATATTTGGAGATATGTCTACAAGGGTAAGCCTTTAGAGGATCTAAATAAAGCAGCATTTTATTTAAACAAATTAATAGAAAAAGTAGAACAAGATGGCGTATGAAGTAAACCTAGAGAGGGATGCTCTCTTTGATGAATTGGGAAAGACTAGGCTAAAAGAAAGTTATATGAAAGTGGATGAAGAGAGTCCACAAGAACGCTTTAAGTTTGTTTGTGATTTCTTTGCATCTAATGAAGAACACGCAGAAAGATTATATGAGTATGCTTCTAAGCATTGGTTAAGTTTTTCTACTCCTATTCTTTCTTTTAAAAATGAAAAAAGACAGCTACCTATATCCTGCTATCTATCGTATTTAGATGATAGTTCTGAAGGATTAGTAGACTGCCTATCTGAAGTTAATTGGTTATCTATGATGGGTGGTGGTGTAGGTATTCATGTAGGTATTAGAGAATCCGATGCTAAGTCTGTAGGAGTGATGCCCCATCTAAAAGTATATGATGCTTCTACCCTAGCTTATCGACAAGGTAAAACAAGGCGAGGTTCTTATGCTACATTCTTAGATATAAGCCACCCAGATATTATTCAGTTCTTAGAGATGAGAAAGCCTACAGGCGATCAAAACTTCCGGACATTGAACCTACATCATGGTATAAATATATCTAACGCTTTTATGGAGAAAATTGAAAACTCCATGAGAGATCCTGATTATGATGACACCTGGAATTTAGTTAGCCCTGCTACTGATGAAGTAGTAGATACTATAAGTGCTAGAGAACTGTGGCAGCGTATTTTAGAAATGCGTATGCAAACAGGAGAGCCTTACATTGTCTTTATTGATAATGCTAATGACCACCTACCTAATTGGTTACAAGCTAAAGGATTAAAAATAAATGGATCTAATCTGTGTACTGAAATCTTTTTGCCTACTAACAAAGATAGAACAGCAGTCTGCTGTCTAAGTAGTTTAAACCTAGAGTATTATGATGAGTGGAAGGAGTATCCTTTATTCATTCGTGATGCTATGGAAATGCTAGATAATGTTCTTAATTATTTTATAGAACACGCCCCAGACTCAATCGCTAGAGCTAAACTAAGTGCTTTTAGAGAAAGATCTGTAGGGTTGGGTGCGTTAGGTCTTCACGCTTACTTTCAGAAGAATATGATACCTTTTGAAAGTGTTATAGCTAAACTCAACAACAAAGATATTTTTCAACACATTAAATTAAAGTGTGCTGAAGCTGACCAATATTTATGTAATGAAAGAGGGCCATGTCCAGATGCTCAAGATTATGGAGAACTAAGAAGGTTTAGTCATTGGACTGCTATAGCTCCAAATGCTTCTTCTAGTTTAATTATGGGAAACACTAGCCCTTCTATAGAACCCTATAGAGCAAATGTGTACCGACAAGATACTTTGTCTGGTGCTCATATTTATAAGAACAGGTTTTTAAAACAAAAACTACAAGAACTAGGTATGGATACAGATGAAATCTGGTCGGCTATAACTGCCAAAGATGGATCGGTACAACATATAGAAGAACTGCCCCAAGATGTTAAAGATGTCTTTAAGACTGCAACTGAATTAGATCAACGATGGATTATTGATCTTGCTTCAGACAGACAGATTTTTATTGACCAGGGACAGTCAGTAAATCTTTTTTTCAACGCAGATGTGAATATTAAATACTTACATAGTGTTCACTTCCTCGCATGGAAAAAAGGAATGAAGTCTTTGTACTATTGTCGTTCCGACAAATTAAGAAAGGCAGATAAGGTGGGCACTCGTATAAAGCGTAAAAGAATTGAAGATGAAGTAGATTTGACTGCTGTGGCAGATGGCGATGTATGTGTAGCCTGTGAAGGATAATAAATAATGACAAGGAAAAAGAAATTGAAATTAATGGATACAAGGGATTACTACAAGCCCTTTAATTACCCCTGGGCGTATGATGCCTTTGTAGCTTCGGAACAAATGCACTGGTTGTGGAGTGAAGTTCCTATGAATGAAGATGTAAAAGATTGGCAAAAGAAACTTACTGATGATGAGAAAGATTTTTTAGCTAAGATATTTAGATTTTTTACTCAAGGAGATATTGATGTTAGTGGTGCGTATGTAAAGAATTACTTACCTCACTTCCCTCAACCAGAAGTAAGGATGATGTTATCTAGCTTTGCTGCTAGAGAAGCCATCCATGTTGCAGCTTACTCTCATTTAATTGAGACAGTAGGTATGCCAGAGTCTACTTACAATGAGTTCTTAGAATATGGAGAGATGGTAGAGAAGCATGACTTCTTCTTAAAACTACAAGATGAAAAAAGTCTACCTGCACAGATTGCAGCTTTCTCTGCTTTTACTGAAGGTATGCAATTATTCAGCTCTTTTGTAATGCTACTTAATTTTGCTAGGTGGGGAAAGATGAAAGGCATGGGTCAGATCATTGCTTGGTCTATTGCTGATGAAACTCTCCATACAGAGAGCATGATTAAGTTGTTTAGAACTTATATGACTGAAAACCCTAAACTGTGGACAGATACTTTAAAATCTAAAATATACACGATTGCAGAGAAGATGGTCGAACTAGAGGATCAGTTTATAGATCTAGCGTTTAATAATCATAAGATGGAAGGATTAACTAAAGAAGAAGTTAAGAAGTACATCCGATACATCTGCGATAGACGATTAATTGCTTTAGGTATGAAAGGAATCTTTAAAGTTAAAAAGAATAACCTTCCCTGGGTAGATGGGATGCTTGGCGTAACTCATACAAACTTCTTTGAGAACAAAGTAGTAGATTACGCTAAAGGAGCTATCAAAGGGGATTGGGGAGAAATTTGGGGGAGTGCAAGTGCCCAGGACTGACATTAGAAAGAAAGGAAAAAATCCTATGAATACTGCCTTTTTGATGGGTAGGAAATCTTTTATGGATGGTAGGTTTAATCATCCATATAGAAAGGACACCATTCTAGCTAAAGAATGGCAGAGAGGTTGGGATAGGGCCTATTTCGATCAACAAAAGAATCCTGTCTTCAAGCATACAGAAGAAGAGATAGATCGTATGTATTGGGACAAGAAGACTGAAGAATGGAGACAATACTATCTTCAGAAAGAGGGTGGACTATGACACTAACAAGTGCTAAAATA